AATATAATTTTTACTGATAAACAAACAAATAATTACGTGTGTAATTTTTATATGGGAACAGAAAAAGGACAGGTTACATTAAAGGGTGTGAGAACCGGTGGTAATATGATGGAACATATACAAGATGGTGTAATATATCTAAGATCATTAAAAAATAATATATCTGTGGTAGGTTTATTTGTAGATGAATCCACCGAAACCGCTCTTATATTATCTACGAAAAATTGTAAAGTTACAGATATTGTTACTTGGAATAACAATACAACATCAACAAGTGCAAGGTTTTCATATTATCTTACATCTTGTTCTAATAATAAATTATTTAGATTATCTGCAATTAGTGGAGAAGAGCAATTTATTAGATTAAATATATCATCATCAAATCAAATTAACAACATGAGGTTATGTGGGTTAAGAGATGTGGGAGAGACTTGGCAATTCCAGGTGTCCAATGGTAATATCATCAATGATTTACAAATATCCGCAGTGAGAGGTATTATTGTATATAACTCCGCTGATAATTTTAGTAATAAATTTGTAAATTGTAATATATCTACTTTTAGTTCAAGTGATTTAACTTGGATGATGAGATTAAACGCATCTTATGTCCATCAAAATGTTTATGAAAATTGTCAAATTCACACAGACTTATTAGATACCAAATTGTGGTATATTAGTGCTGACGTTCAATGTATTTATGACACATCACCTGGTTCCCGAATTGGTTTCCAATATAGTAATGGTACAGAAGATGTTATAAATTATTTACCTGAAGGAACAATACAAAAAACAGGTAAAGATAGTTTAGGTGCAGACTTATCAGATAACACTGAAAGTCCAACAAATAAAAATTGTGTGAAATTCACACCAATAGAGGGAGCAACTTTAAATTGGGATTTTCTATTTCCACAAAAGTCATTAGATGATGTTTATGTTTATGGTCAGTGGTTACACGAAGATGCTGATCCATTATCATATATGAATGGTACTTTAACATTATATGGTCAAAGTGTTCCAGACAACGAATTAAATGTATTAGGATCAATTCCAAATTGGACTTCTGGTTCAATGAAAACAACATCAACTGAAACATTTAATGCATTATCTACGGTTGGTATGGAAGTATATAGTGAAGATGGTTTATCTTCTGTATATATGAGTGATATAAAAGCCGGTACAAATATACTAACAGATTTTTCAACTTGGAATGATGCATTACCAAGTGGTTTAATGGCAGAATTGGCTGGTTGGAGTCCAGATATGGTGTGGCAAGTTTTAGCTACAGATACATATGCAGATAATAGTTGGGGTAAAACATTCAAAACAAATTTATTTCAAGAAAGTGGAGTATTTTTAGACACGTCAAGTTCGCATAGTGGTACAGGTCAATTAATTGGTAGTAGGGAAACACCAGTTAATAACTTGGCTGACGCTATTACAATAGCCAATAATTATTCAACAAAGGATATTAATGTTTATGGTAATTTAACATTGACGGAAAATGTTAGTGGTTTTAATTTTATCAAGTGGAAAAGTTCAACTATTGATATGAATGGACAACTTGCGATGGGAGTAACATTTAATAACTTTGTTATGACTGGTGATATGAATGGTGTAACAATTTTAAATGAATGTAGAATTACAGACTTACAAAATTTAGATGGTATATTTCGTGATTGTTTATTATTAGATACAACACCAATGACCACCGCTAATGATTGTACTATTTTTATGGACAATTGTAGAAGTGCAGTGGCTGGAACCGATTCACCAATTTTAGACTTATCAAACAACGAAGTTGATATTAGTTGTCGTGCATATTCAGGTGGAATTAGGATTACAAATTCGACAGATATTGGTAATACTTGTACGTTTGAATTTATTGCTGGTAAATTCAATTTCGGTGATGATAATACAGAGGGAACATTTGAAGTTAGGGGTGTTGTAGATACTTCTAATATAGATGTATCGACAAATGCGAACATTGGCTTTGTTGGTAGTGTTCAAACTATACGAGAGACAGTTTATGATAACAATGTATATTTGGATGTTTCTGCAACATCTGGTGATACATCCTCCAATGAGTATCCATTTGGAACAATAGGTAAACCTGTTAATAACTTAACTGATGCTTTATTATTATGTGAAGAATTTAACATCAGCACTATTCAACTTGGTGGTACATTAGTATTAGATCAAGATGTTAGTGGTAAAGAATTTATATCGTGGAAAAATGGTAAAATCGATTTAAATGGACAAACAACACTCGCAACTCGTTTTAGAGAGATGAAAGTGTATGGAGAACAGAACTCTATATCAATGTTTTATGAATGTAGAATAGATCATTTAACTGGTTCTGAGGGTATTTATCAAGATTGTATCTTTTTAGCAGCAGAATCAGGTATAACAATATCAAATGGTTCTACACAATTATATAATTGTGTTGTTCAAGGTGTTGATCATCAAGAAATCCATATGACTAATGGAGGTAGTATTGTTGGTTTAAATTCAGTAGGTAGGTTTAAATTTATGGATTGTTCAATACCGGGTACTATGTCATCAATGAGTTATTTAAATGGTTCTACTATAATTGATAGTACCGTAGCTCACGGTGTTCATGTTTCCATTGGTGTATTTAATTTAACAGACAACTCAACTGGTGCCGCAACTATTGTTAATCAACCAGTCGCAATGCAGTTAGAGACAAATAATATGATAGTAGCAAATAGTTAATAAAATAAAGATATAGATGGCTTCATTAAATTTAGAATTTGAAACAAGTAGTAACTACAAAGGTAATGTTACTGCTGTAAAAGTATCAAAATATGAATATGATAAATATGGTTTACAACTATATGATGATATGGCTTACAACCTCAACTTTCAAGTTTTCAACATTGATAACTTAGAACAACGAGCTGCAACATATTCAAAAACAATAAAATTACCTGGAACTTCAATCAACAATAATATATTTAGCAATTTGTATGACATTGATGTTGATGTTATTAGTGATCCATCTAATCCATCTTTATCAGATAAAGTATTTTTTGGTAAGAAAATTAATTGTGAATTGTGGTACGATACAATACCAATTAAAGATGGGTTCTTTGAATTGAAGAAAGTCTCATACAACGAAAGTATGAGACAAATAGAGTATGAAGGTGAATTCTATTCAAAGTCTAAGTCATTCAGTGAGAATGTTGGTGATAAATTATTAACAGGTAACGAATTAATAGGTGAAGATTTAGATTTTAGTATGTATGATCATAAATTAACATTTGAGAATTTTGTAAATTCACATTCAGGTACTTATTATGATAACTCTGTAGGTTATTATTATCCAATTATTGATTATATTAATACTGAATATAATTATGCAGAATTAGAATCATATAGACCTGCATTATATGTTAAAGAAATTATCGATAAGATATTTCAAAAAGCAGGTTATACGTATTCAAGTACATTTTTTGATAGTGAATTTTTCTCATCATTAATCATTCCATGGACTGGTGAAGTGAAAATTGATAGTGATGATTTAGAATTACGAAACATTAGAGTTGGATTAGAACCTACAGGTTATCCAACCGATTATACCGGTGATGGTCCTATTCTATGGGGTAATACAAGTTGGGGAGCGTATAGAGACTTTTATAACGATAGTCAAAAACAAGGAGCTCCCTCAGTCGCTACAACAAAACATATTCCATTAGATAAGGACACACCGTCACCGGACTGGTACAACTCAACAAATGAAGATTATAATACATCAACTCACAAATGGAACGTTCCAGCTAAGGGTAAGTATAGATTAAATTGGACAACCACTCAAAACATTTATGGTATTTATTGGGACGGAACTGGTTACGCCGGCTTAGTATATCAACAAGGTGATAAGATGATCGATTGTAGATTTATGATAATGAAAGAGAACAGCGCAGGCGAACTTTCAATGTTAACAGAAGTAAAGTCATTAAAATATATGCCTCACGTCGCAGGCGACACTTGGGTAACACCATGGACTGAAACTGTTATGTGGTCAGGCGAACTAGAAGAAGGTGATAGAATAGGATGTGTAGCCTCAATTAATAATGTTAATGGTTGGGTAGATGCTGGTGGTATGCCAAAAGTAGTTAGAGTATGGATGAATGTAGATGCAGAAGGAACAGCATTTAGTGTAGTATCTGAACCCGGATTTCAATTATATGAAGATGAGATAGTTGAAATGAGAAAGGCTTTACCAGAGGATCAAAGACAGATAGATTTTTTCAAAGACATTGTGAATATGTTTAATCTGGTTGTTGATGAATATCCAAATGAAGACAACAAATTATATATTGAGACTCGAGATGATTATTATGAATCAGGAACTACTTTAGATTGGACTGGTAAAGAAGATATTAGTCAAGCAGAAGAGATTGAAAGAATTCCTACTTTAATAAATAAAGATTTTAAGTTATCTTATTTAAGTGATAAGGATGATTATAATGTATTATATGAAGAAGAAAATAGAAATTTAATATATGGAAATCATAAAGTTAAAAATCCATATATATCAAATTCTACATATGATGTTAAAGTTAATTTCTCTCCTACGCCATTGGGGTTACTTAGTGATCAATCAAATTGGGGAGTTAGTAAGATATTCAAGACAAACGATAGAGGTGAAATTCAAGAACAAAATTTTAACACTAAGATATTATACAGACAGAATATAGATGCATTTGATGTACCACAAGTGCCTGAAGGACATTTAAGTCCATTTGGAGTAGTTCATACTGATAATAGTATTATTGAGATGTTCGGCTTTAATCCTAATAGTGTATTACCTTATAAGTATCAACCTTATGCTGGACATTTAGATAATCCATATGCACCTACGATAGATTTAAATTTTGGAATTTGTAATTCATATTATTATGTACATTTACCTGATGTTATGACTACTAACAATGTTTATAATACATATTGGAAATCATATGTAGCTGAGTTGATGGATTTAAATTCAAAACGAGTTACTAAGTATTTAAAATTGGAGATTGATGATATTTACAATTTATCATTCGCTAGTAAAATATGGATTGATGGAGTGTTATATGTATTGGAAAAGATCAACGATTGGAACCCAGGCCAAATTACTAAGGTTGAATTAATGAAATTGTCATCTTATGATTTAGATACTTCAACAAAAACTACTACAGTTAAATATAAAACTAATATTAAACAGAAGAAGAAATCTAAAAAGAAATATCCAAATGTTTTAAATTTACAGCAACCATATTCTGTTGATAATACAATATATACAGGACCCTCTGGTGAAATATCTGGTGGTACTATGAGTGATTGGAGTGGTAATACTATATCCACATTTAAAAGTCCTAAGAATGTCTTCTCAGATAGTGCTTATGGAATTATTATGGGCGACAATAATAGAGTTGAAAGTTCAGGAAGTGTATTTATTAAAGGTAACAAAAATACTGTTAAATCAGGAGCTACAAACATTACGATACTTGCGAATGATGTAACGATAGCGGATGATGTTAAAGATGTTGTGGTACTTGCGAATGATGAACCGGATAAAGTAATAACGACATCAAATCTTGTTTATATTCCATCTGGCTATACACTTGAAAATTATTATAATAAGACTGAAGTTGTTAGTGAGATAGACGATAAAGTGTCAGGCATTACGATGAGTGGTGTTACGAGAGAATATGCTGATGAACATTATAGAATAACTGGCAGTACGTTAGAGTGGGGTGATGTTATTTCAACTCCTAAGAAAATTGCAGGTTATGGTGTAACTGATGTATATAATACAGGTCAAACATACACTACAACTGAGAGTGAAACTAAATTTGCAACTAAAACTGGTAACTTCTCTTATCATCAGAAGACTACACAAACACTAAATGCTCCGGATGCTTATATAATTGGTGACGATTATAATGGTTCAGGTAGAGTTATAACATTAATGACGACTTATACTACTGTTGGTAAGGTTTATCTTATTCAGGACGAGTATGGTAACGCAGGAACTAATAATATCACTATACAAACACAAGGAACACAGAGAATAAATGGAGGATCGAGTAAAGTTATATCGACTAATTATGGAACAAGTTTCTTATATTGTGATGGTTCTGACTGGTTCGGTTTATAACCAACAAAAAATAATCTTATATATCAATGAGAGATAGGATAAATGCAATAGGAAAGATGTTTTATAGTACATTTTTGATTTATAGTCAATTAGATACGAGTTTAAAACAATCTAAATATCTTCATATTCCAGATGAAGATAGAACACTAATGAAAATGTTTTATCGCACTTACAATATGAAGAGATATTGTAATAGTTATGGTGTTTTTGAGGGTATGGTTATTAACCATTCACTTAACAGAAACATTATTCCGATTGTTTCGGCACAAGAACTATGTGAAGAATCAAATTTGGAAAAATTAAATGATGAATAATGGCGAGCAAAGATGAATTAAGGATTAAAGCTATACTTGACACTAAACAATTTGACTCAAGTTTAGAAGATATGAAACAAGAATTCACTGAGTTAGAAAAAAAACTCGGTAGTTCTATATTATCTGAAAGAGATCAAAAGTTAATACTTGCGAGAATGGGTACCTTGAAGAAGGGTATAGATGGTTTCAATTTACAGATAGATGCATTAAGCAAGCAAACAGGCTTCAATACTATATTACAAGCCACCACACCTCTTATTGGAGGTTTTACTGCTGCTGCATCAGCATTACAATTATTCGGTGTAGAAAACGAAAAAGTAAATGAAATAGTACAACAGACTCAAGCATTAACAATTGGTTTAATGGCATTGAATGATTTATCTAACCTACAACAACTTAAAGGGTTGGCTATGATTAAAGCTGAAAAAATCAAAAATTATATTGTTGATAAGGTAACATTTAAGAATACTGTTAGACAAGGTGTAGCTAATGCTGGATTGGCTGCAAGTCAAGGTAAAGTATCAATCGCTTCTAAAATCGCAACTAAGGCTCAATGGCTTTGGAATGCGGCTATAACAGCAAATCCAATAGTAGCTTTAATAGTTGGAATTGCAGCATTAGTAACTGGTATTATATTGTTAGCCAAACATTTAGGTAGTTCAACTGAAAGTTTTGAACAACAAACAACCGCTATTGATGGTATTACGAGATTTAGATTTAGAATATAAAGTATTAATCGGTACGATGAGTAACACCGAAGCAGCTATACAAGGTATAAACAATTCTTTAACAGATCAAATCAACACTATTGAGAATGAATATATTCAAAAATTAAATGAATTAGCAGAATCACAAGGTGGTTTTTGGAGTAATGTATGGTTAGGAATAAAGGCTCAAGTTATAGGAACACAAACTGTCATATTAGACGAAATGGAGAAGTATGGTGTAGAGGTTTCTAAATTGAATGACGTTAGACAAGATAAGATATTAAAGGCTCGTGAGGTACATGATAAGAAGTTAAAAAATGCAAACAAAAAAGCGGAACTTGATAGATTAAAATTAGTTAAGGATGGTGAGACTAAAATCTTTAATACTTATGTTAATTTTTTAGATAAGACATTCAATGAATTTAATAAGAACTATAAGTCTATTACAGATTTAGTTAAGTCGAGTAATGATGAGATACAAAAAATTCAAAACGAACTTGATTTATTAGAAGAAGGCGATGAATATAAGAAGAAATTATTAGAATTAAAACAAGCTCAGGAAGCATTTAATAAGAAGGTTGAAGATCAAAAGATAGGTTTAACTAAAAATAAGGCTGATAGTAAAGAACTACTTGAGACTTGGACTGAATATGAAACTAAATTAAAAAGTAGTTTAGACACATTGCGTGATATGGGTAATCCTCATGATAGTGCTATTGACTCACTTAAAGGACAATTAAAAATTCTAGATGTGGAGTATAACTCTCTTTACGATATTCAAGAAGATTTATACTTAATGAGGAAAAAGTTGGATCCAACCACTCAAATGCGTGAGATAGACAATTTAACTACGCAGATGGTAGAAAATAACAGAACATTATTGGATCTATATGCCGAAAAGGTACAATTAAATACCCAATTATCAACCGCTACTCAAAATCAATTAACTAATTCTGAGGAACTTACTAAAAAGGAATTAGAGTATCTTGAGGTTCAGAATCGAACATTAGAACTTACTACTAAAAATGATGAAATACAGGCTACTACATTAGTTAGTCTTGATGGTTTAATAACTAAAAATAACGAACTACATAATAAAAAGGTAGAAATTCTAATTAGTGAGAAAGAGATAAATGATGTAGCTAAGGAAAGACAAAAATTGTTAGATGAACAATTAAAGAAAACTGAATTGGTTGCTCAATTAACAGATTTACAAGCGGAACAACAACGAAATCTTTTAGATAATCAAAAATCACGAGATAAGGACGCTTCACAAGCCTCTATTAAATTAACTAAAGATACAGAACGAATGCGTTTAGATATTCAAAAAGCCGCAATTGAAGAGTATTATGATGTTAGAATTAAAGCCGCAGAAGACTCTGGTGAAAATGCTGAGGTAGAATTGCTAGAACAACAATTCGAAGGTGAGATGGATTCATTAGAACAATCTTTTTCTGATAGATGGTCATCATTCTCAGACAATGTTAAAGACGCAATTGTTGATATGAATGTAATGATAGCGGACGCTGTTGTAGAAGTATTTTCAAGAGATGTAGTATCTAAATTTGATTTATTAAACCATAGACTACAAGAAGAAACTCAATCGGCTCAAGATAGTTTAGATAAATTGAGAGATGCTGATTTACTAAGTGAAGAAGAACATAAAACTAAATCAGAAGATTTACAAGAGAAAGCTTCACAAAAAGAAAAAGATTTGAAATTACAACAATTTCAAGCCGAAAAACGATTAGCTATGGTGCAGATATTAATTGATACTGCAATGGCTGTCGCAAAGTCTTGGGGACAAGGTGGTGGATTATTAGGTGCGCCTCTTGCAGCCATTGCAGCGGCATCAGGAGCAGTTCAATTAGGTTTAGTAGCTTCACAACAAGCTCCTCAATTTGAACAAGGAGGTAGAGTTGGTGGAAGAAGACATAGTATGGGTGGAACTAATATCGAAGCGGAGACAGGAGAATTTGTAGTTAATAGAGATGCTGTTGCGCAACCTGGTGTTGAGAGTTTATTGAATATGATGAATAGTAAAGGCAACAATAATGAAGCACAATCGTCTCCTACGTCATTTGGTAGTGATGCTAATATCATACAACAAATAGTATCAGAGACTATTAATGGAATAAGTAGTATACCTGTCACTAATCTTGAGAGTGATTATACTAAGGTTCAAAGAAAAGTTCAATCAATTGAGAGTAGATCGAACTGGTAAAAAATAATAATAAGTAATGATTTTTAGAGAGTTAATACTAGAAGATGAATTTGATGGAGTAAATGCTATATCATTAGTTGATGCTCCGGCAATAATGAAAAATTTCGTACATTTTAGTGAAGAGATAGAATTGAGAACTGTTAAAGTAGATGGTGGTTTTTTAGATTTAGATGAATTTTGGAAATATACAGCTTCACCTGATGATGAAACTATTCCTACATCACATAAATTTTGTAAATTAAAAGCCGGAAATGTATTTCATATAAGTGAGATAAGAGGTTGGGACTCAAAGAAATCATCCTATGAAGGTTTTATTCAAGAGAGTGATTACTTTAAGGATTTTAAGGGTAGTAATAGTGTATCATTTAATATAGATAATCAACTATATAACTGTCGTCACCACTTCAAAAGAGTTAGAAAAGCTAGAGATGTACCTGAATGGAAGCAACAACAATGGAAGAAAAAAACTAAATTTTCAAATGAAAAAGTTCAAAAGAATATTCAATTTAATATCGATAAAGAGAAACGAGAAATTGTCGGTTTAGCTTTAGTACCTAATCTAATGATACCTAGACACAATGTTGGAAATACAGGTAAGTCTGGTTATGTATGGTTATCAAAAAAAACTATTAAACAGATAAAAGAGAAGTATGGATTTAATAGAACATTAACTATTCAACACGAAGCGGATATTACAGGTCGAGCAATTCTATTAGATAGTTGGTTATGTCCTGATGATAAAGATATTAAATTTAATGTTGAGAGTATTGAGGGTAGTTGGGCTTTACGATATAAGATAATTGATGATAAGTTATGGCAACTTATAAAGGATCAATCTGTCGTAGGATTTTCAATTGAAAGTTTCTTTTCATTACGAGAACCTAAATAATAACCATCAATGTTTTTATTGAACACTTATTAATTCCTTACTATTTTTTTTATTTTTTATATATCATTACTAACGAACGTTTTGTTAGTTAAAAAATAACAAAATCTATGTTTGCTAAATTAAAAGAGATGTTTGGATTATACAAATTTGCAGCAAATTCTAAATTGATAGATGGGACAGAAATCGCAATTGAGGGTGACTTAACAGAAGGAGTATCGGTATTCGTTATAACTGATGAGGAGCCAATAGCGTTACCTGACGGAAGTTATGAACTTGAAGACGGTAATCTTATCACAGTTGTTGATGGATTAATCACAGATGTATCTGAGAAACCTGAAGATGAAACAGAAGTAGAGGATGAAGTTGAAGCTGAAACAGAAGCAGTTGAAACAGAAACCGAAACAGAAACAGAGTCTGAAACGGAAACTGAGGTAGGTTTAGAAGAGAAGATTATGTCAATGGAAGAAAGAATTTCTAAACTGGAAGAATCACTTTCAACTGTTGAAGCTTCGGCAGAATTATCAAAACAAGAAAATGAAGATTTAAAAAAGAAAAACGATGAATTCTCAGCCGAGAACTTAGCGTTAAACGATAAAGTTTCAAATTTTGAAACTAAATTGTCAAAAATGGATGGCGCAGAACCAGTACCTAAAAAGAAAACAGAGACTAATCTTGAAGTTAGTTCATTAGTTTCAAATAGAGTAAGCGCAATCAATCAACACAAAAAAGTGTTAAAAAAATAATTAAAAAACGATGGCTTTTAATACAACTGGTATAGGCACTTGGATCAATGAAAACTCACAGACGTTAATTTCAAAAATGGTATTGGAATTAGAATCAACTAAGTATTTCACTATAATGCCCGGAATCAAGTACAAAGAACAAATCAAAAAATTATCAACAGAGTCACCATTAGTGGCTGCAAGTTGTGGAACACCAACGTCCACAAGTACTACTACTTTTATCGATAAAGATATTACTGTTATTGGATTACAAACTTATGAGACTTTATGTCCAGCGGACTTAGAAACAACTAGTCTTCAATTAAGTATGTCACCGGGTTGGAACGAATCTCTTCCATTTGAAGCTCAATATGTAGAGTTAAAAATTAAAGAAATTCAAAAACAAATTGAGCAAGGTATTTGGTCAACTGCTGGTGGAACTGGTGGTGTAGATGGTTTACTATATCAATTTGATGCTGATGCTGATGTTATCGATAGAACATTTGTGTGGAGTGGTAACACATTCACTGCAAGTGATTATATGGGTGAGATTTTCGCAATGAGTAATGGCTTACCTGTTGAAATTCAAACATTGGATAATTTAACATTATTCGTAGGTAAAGAAATTTCAAGAAAAATGATACAACAATTCGTTATTGCTGGTAACTATCATATTGATTTTTCAACTGAAGATGGTAACGATTCTTGGACTTTCCCAGGAACAAACCTTACTGTACAACCTGTAAATGGTCTTAATGGTTTAAACAGAGTAGTTTTAACTCCTGCTGATAACCTTATTTATGCAACAGATATGGTGAATGAAGAAGAGAAAGTAAAAATGTGGTGGAGCGATGACGACCAGTATGTTAAGTTCTTAGCGAACTTTAAATATGGTGTTTCTTATTACTGGGGAGAATACATAAGTGTATCACAAGCGTAATACCCGATTGGTATTTAAAAAATAATAAAATAAAATGACTTGTTTACGAATTAATCAATCAATTTTAACCGCTTGTAGAAATAGTAGACCTGGTGTATCTGAAATTTATATTGCAAATTTTGCTGATTTAACCGGTGTCACGTTGAACGCAGAGGAAACTTTGATAAGTGAGATAGTTGGTGTTACCGCAGAAGGTGAAACTAGCGGCTTCTTCTATACATTCTCACAGAATAGAGAGAGTGCAGGTTTAGTTGATGAAGGAATTGTAAGTATCTCAAATGGTACTTCAATTTATAAACCTCAATTATCATTCAAAATCTCTAATATGGATGTGACTACAAGAACTATATTTAAACAACTATCTCAATCAACTGTGGTAGCTGTGTTTAAAGATATTGATGGTACGTTTTACTTAGTAGGACGTCAAAATGGTCTTGATATGGAGACAGGTACTTTCAATTCTGGTGTAGCTTCTGGTGACTTCAAAGGTCTTGAATGTACTATATCAGGTTTAGAACCTGAACCAATCATAGCTTTTGATGGCGAAACTACCTTTACAGATCATCTTGTAGTTTAATAGATTACGATTGAATATTTAAAAAACCCACTAATAGTGGGTTTTTTTATGCTTTACATTTTGAAGTCTTCATCTAAATACTTTGTAAATTGTTCCCATTCTCGTATAACGAACGCCTCCTTGGCTTTCTCAACAGAGTTAGATACATTATCCATCTCCAGATATTTACCCTTTATAAGTGCAAAAAAACGAATTTCAACTTGAGGTAATGTTCTTACGTCTAGATATTTATTATAGATATCTAAAAAACTATATGAAAAAAATGTTATCTGAGATTTTTTCCACGATTTAATTTCTAATTTATATTTTTTCATAATTTATTATTTTCTATTTGAAACCCAACTAACAATACCTTTTCTTTCACGAGCGATTAAAACACCCTTGTGATATACATTATAGTCATCTCCACTTATAGTATATGTGTGTATTCCGTTTGTTGTTCTTTCTACTTTTAACATCTTGTGATTTTTTTTAGTTATTTAATACTGCAAATATACAACATTTATTGATACAACCTAGGAAAACTATAGGTTTTTATATATAAATTACTAATATATAAAAATCTTATATATAAGTGAAGTAAAAATAAAGAAAATAAATGAGCCAAAATGTAAAAAAAAATATAACTTCTGATTCTTATACTATGAATTTTGCGCAAGTTGAAATTCCTATATTAAAGGAAACACCAACTAAGAAGAATTATTATATGACAAACGCAGCAGATGATTTCTTCGAGCAATTAATCGAATATTATGAAAAAGGAAATGTGCATAGTACATTTGTTGATAATTTATCACACCGAATTATAGGTTCAGGAATACAAACAACATCACCAGATAGTGAAATTGTTATTAATAAATTAAATTTAAACGAACTATATAAAAGAATATCATTTGACTATTCATTGTTCGGTGGTTACGCTGTAGAAGTGATATGGAACGCATTACATACACAAATAACTAGAGTTAATTACTTAGACTTCTCAAGAGTTAGAAGTGGTTACATCAACGAACAAACAGACGAGGTAGAATTCTATCATTACTCACCAGACTGGCGTAAATGGCAGAAAGATATAACTATATATCAATCGTTCAACCCTGATGAAGAAACAGACAATAGACAGATATATTATTATAAAGATTTTCACCCCGGAAAAGATATTTATCCACGTCCTAACTATTATTCGGCACTTAAATGGGTCTATACTGAGGTAGAGTTACTTCGTTATTATGCAAATTTAGTCAAAAATAACTTCGTACCAACAACAATGTTAACAGTTAATAGTTTCTTTGACGATGAAAAACAACAACAATTCGAAAAATCATTAAAGAGTTTTACTGGTGGTGATGCAGCAGGAACTATATTTGTAATTTATAATGAAGGTGGTAATGAGACAACTAAACCAGAATTAGTAAAATTTAATGATAATTCAGAAGATGGAAAATATCAATGGTTATCACAACACACTATTGATCAATTAATAATTGGTCATAGGTTACCGAGTCCAATGCTTGCGGGTGTAAAGACACCAGGTCAATTGGGAGGTAGTAGCGAACTTGAAGTGAGTGAAAAGATATATAACCTACAAGTCATTGGACCTGCGAGGAGTAATGTCTTATCAGGTATTAATGAAATGAGTAAATATTTTGGAGTAGCATTTGAGTATGATGTGACGAATGTTAATATATTTAATGAAGAAGTACAATAAAAATAAAGAATTAATATGAGTAGAGCATTTTTTCCATTGATGAGTACATCTGAAGTTAAGAATATATTACCAGAGATAAATGATAATATACCACGAGAACTTGTGGATAATAACATTAAGATAGCTCAACAGATGAAGATACGACCAGTATTAGGTTATGGATTTTATGAGGAGTTAGAGGGACAAGTAAAGAATGATACTATTTCGGTACCTAATCAATATTTATTTGATGAATATCTTTACATGATAATTGCGTTACAGGTTCAAAAACGATTAATTATGACTAATTCATTTCAATTAGAGAATAATGGTTTAAGAACGAAATTAAGTGATGTGAGTGATTTGGCTGGTACTGAGGATTTAACTTATTATAGGAGTGATTTAACGAATGATATTGACTTTTTAGTTAATGAGATGACTAAATATATTGATTCGAAACCGGGAGACTATCCTTTATATATAACACGTACTGATCCACGAGAAGATAACAATGTTCGTAAGTATCATTATGGTTTTTCATTAGGTAAAGTTGAGAATGATAGATGTTAAAATATGTCAGAAAAAATATATTATAATGAAGAAGAAAAAGGATAAAAGAATATCTAAAAAATCAATAAAAAGGTTGATTGAATTTTTAATAGAAAAAGATAAAAAAATAATAAATAAAAATGACAAGTAATAAAACTTTAAGAGATTTAATCGCATCTGTATATTCAGGTACGACATTAAATGTACAAACAGCTACCGCAACTGATATGCTTGCGACGGTAGTAGATTCAACTGGGGCGAAACCAGTACTTAGAGTATCAA